TGCAATGTTATCTTTAAATTGATATAAATAATATCTAGCTCTTGCTAGTAAAACTGGTTTGTATTGTTCTGGAAATAAAACTGTATCTGCATCTGCTGATAAAGCAGAAGGTCTATTGTATGCAAAGAAATGAATATTATAAACTTTATCTGGTATTGGAGATAATCCAAATCTTCTACCATCTGAACTTCTTATAACTCTTAATGGAGTTGCATACTGATTAGTTCTAGCTGCAGTTTCTTCAGATTCTGCATAGTTACTTCTCCAAGTAGTTAAAGTTGTGAAAGGTAATTTGTTAATTGTAAAAGGAGAATTAGTATCTACTAAAGTAAACATATCCCAATTTACTGAATCAAAATCTGAATCTACATTTGCAGAACCAGCTTTTAATAAATAAAATCTTTGACCAACTACTGTTTGTACAATAGTATTACCATAGTATGGGTCATCAGGTACATCAGCACTAAGCCAAGACCAATCATCAACAGCATCTACAATATCAAAGTAAGCTCTGTTAACTACATTAGCTACTTGTTTTTGTATTCCTACTGCACTTGCAATTGTTGAAACTTCTGGTTCATTTAGTTCTACTAATAATTCGTTTACTAATGTTTTATAATCTTTTGCCATTTAACAGTTCCATGCTCTTAGTGATTTATTAATTCTTGAATTAGGGTCTCTAGCAGTTTTTTTAGAAGTCAATTTCTTTTTCATTCCTTTCATTCTTGCACAAAAACTTTTTCTTCTTTTGTTTCCTACAACTTTACTAGGAGCTTTAAGATTTCTTTTCTTACCAGTTTTTGTTCGACCCTTATTGTAAGATGCTCTACCTTTTGCATTTAGACCACCTTTAGGATTCTTGCCTTCTTTCCTAGTCCATGCAGGAGATGACATTAATCCCATAATTATTATTTCTTTTTGTAATTTTTTTTATCTTTTTTATCTTTACTAATAGTGATAATCATAGTTCCACCATGTCCATATTTTTTTCTTTTAACTTTTCCACCATGTTTCATCATTGGCTTCTTTTTCATTCCATATCCTGGCATATTATTTCTCCTTATAATATTATTGCAATAACTAAAATAATACCAACAGCTATCACTAATTTTTTATGTTCTGTTATTAAATGACTCCATTGTCTTTTAATCTTAAATTGTATTGCTTTTAATTTTTCCATAATATTTCCTTATTATTAAATGATAGGGGATATTTCTACCCCCTACCAAAGTTATGATTAGTCTACGAAAACCATACAAGAGCCGACTGCGTCACCTCTTAATAATTTTCTTCCATATACATGAAGACCTCTAACTACATCTGCGAATGTAGTAGGACTTCTGAATGTTTCAACTGTGTTCATTGCTGAAGCAGCAGCCATTCCACTCATGTGTCCGAACATACATACTGGGTGATTCCCTGCTGGGTATCCACCACCATTATGTTTTTGAAGGTTGTTAGATTTGTACATTTGAAAACCTCTAACTAAACCAGAAGCAACTAGACCATTTCTTAAAGAACCTTTACCTGCATTGAAATCAATCGATAAAAGTTTAGAAGAAGTATCTGCTAATTGGTTGTAGAATGAAGGAGCTGCAACCCACCATCTATTATCTTCAGCATTGTTTGCTTCATCCATGACTTGAGCTGCGTCATTCATAATAGTTAAAGGGTCAACTTCACCTGCTGCGTGACCTATATCAATAGGAGCAGCAAGACTACCAAACTTACCAGCTCTCGCTGCAGTTGTTAGTGTTCCAGTACCTGCTGTTCTAGCTTCTGTATCCATATGAGAAAGAACTTCAGTATCCATTACATCTTTCAATTTGTAAGCTGCATTGTCTGAAGCTATTGATTGAAAGTTAATGTGACCGAATCTTTTTTCTAATGAATCGATTGCAAATTGAAATGCATTTGCTTTATCTATAACTAGAACTAACTCTTCGTCTGTTAATAGAGTAGCATTAGCAGAGATATCTTTTGCTCTGTCGTATGCTACTGTTGAGATTTGTGGTTCTTTAACAATGTTAACTGTATCACCGAATGATTTAATTTCACCCATGTAATCAGTATTACAGATTGCTTCAACTGTAGAAGCTTTTCTGAATGCTATCTGAACCTTTTTACTGTAGATTTCAGGAACCCAAAACTGGTTCGCCTGACCTGCTGTAGCTGGATTAAAGTTAGCACCAGCTGCGTAAAAGTGTGCCATAATTGTTTTTCCTTTTTATTTGTTTACTTGTTGATAAAATAAGAAAATAAACTATTTATTAAAAAGTCTACCTTCTCTTTGAGCTGTCACAATATCTTTTTCATATTGTTCAAACTCAGCATCAGACATATTCTTAATATCTGATACATTGAAAGTCTGCTGTCCACCTGTTGGTTGTCCAATTTGTTCTTTAGTTTTAACTAACAAATCAGCACCTACATTAGGTTGCTTTCTTTCAGTAGTAGTTTTTTTATCTAATCCAAGTCCTCGGTCTTTCTTATACAGGTCGACTGCTCTTGCTGCAAGTTTACCATTATTGTTGTTCTCATAAATCCAAGATTTAATTTCCATTGGCTGTTCATCTGCCCAGTTATGAAAATCATCTGATTCTTTAATATCATTAAAGTCTGGATGAAGTTTCGATAACTCTAATTGAGCTTCACGAGCTGCCAAAGTATCATTCTTTTTCTTAAGAGCTTCAACTTCTTCTTGTAAACTTGTCATCTCATTACGAGATTGCAAGTGAGATACAGTTTCTACAACTCCATATATGTCAGGATATTCTTCTTTGAAGACTTTTAATTCTTCTTCAGATTTAGGTGGAGTATACTTTGGTCGGTTTGCTTGAAGCTGTGCTTTAAGGTCTCCTTCTTTGGCATTCCAATCACCTAACTTCCTATCATAATATCGTTTTAGGTCGTCATATCTTTTTTTGTAGTCAACTTTTGAATAAGGTTTAGTATCAGCAGTATTAAGTGCTGACTCCTGTAAAGACTTATCCGAAGTAGCCGAATTTAATTCAGTATTAACATCTGGGTTAACATTACTGTTAGTAGCATAGTTAAAACCTGTACTAATATCGGTGTTGGCATCTGCTGGTCCTTCGTCTGCACTCCGAAAAGTTTTTGGCATATCTTCTTCTTTATGCCAATATTTTTCTTTGTTATAAGGATTCGCTTTGACTTCCTTAGTTTGTCCTTCGTCTTCTTTCATATGTCCTCCTTTAGGGCTTCTTTAACTGTGAAGGTAGCTAAAATTTGGTTATTGATTGAAAACAAAACTACAAGGGCTTTTATTTCTAAAAGGTAGCTTGTTTATTCTTAGAGTACCACTCTAAAAATTCTGTTATGCCATTAAAGAATCTGTTTCTGCAACTGCTGCAGCATCTTCTTCTTGGCTTACTTGTCCAGCATCATAACTTTCTTCTGCTTGTTTCATCATCTTTCTTAATTTGTCTACACCAATATTCTTAACTGCTTTGGCTGTAAATACAAATTCTCCATCTGATAACATTGCTGGAATTGAATCTGAAGTTCCATCTCCTGGTCCTTCTACTAATTCATCTTCTGTAAATTCTGTTGCAACTATCTTTGGGATAATTGATTCTAATTCTGGATGCATTTCTACTGCTTCATCTAATAAATTTTCTTCTTCTTCTGATAATGCTGATGTATCTAATACTGAATCATAATCCATATCATCTTCCATTTCATCTTCAGCAGTCATCTCCATATCAGTTTCTGCTATTGCATCTTGTTCTTCCATACCCATTGGTGATAATAAAGATTCATCTTCTACCATATCACCTTCAGCATATGCTTGATAATCTCTTCTTTCTTCTGGTCTTCTAACAGCACCACCAATATTTAAAGCTAATGGTGTTTCTTCTGCTATTTGGTTTTCATCCATATAACCACCTGCTGCTGCTTTAACTTTAGTTTTCATAGATTCTAATTTTTGAATTTGATTATCTATCTTTTGATGTTCACTTGGTTCAAGAACTTCTTTTTGTAATTCTAATTTTTTAATTTGTTTTTCAATTAATTGGTCTTTTGTTGAATCTTTTGCTAATTGATTTCCTGGTAATGGATAACCATCATCAGGGTCTCTATCTTCATCAGTAGGAAAATCATTAGGGTCTACTCTTTTTAACATAGCAATATCACCTTTATTAAATCTTGTTCTTGATTTAGCTAATAATCTAGAAGGTAAACCTTGTCTTGCTTCTGCAGGAGTATTAATATCATAAGGACTAATACCTTTATCTTTATCATCCTCTTGTTTAGCAATAAATGGTGGCATAGACATAAGTCCACCTGTAGCCATATTAATAGGTTTTTTCTTCTTAGTGTACATATTTTTTATCCTTGTTTGTTTATTATAACAATAGAAAAGTGTTTAGTCAACACTATTATTTAGTATTTCCTTAACTTGGTTCGGAAGGTTCTTCAACCTGTCCAGAAAAAGCCATCTCCCCTGGCATTGCTGGATTGTTTGTTGGGTCAATCCCCTCGCCATTTCCTGAGTTGTTTGGTTCTGCACCTTGTCCAGGTACTCCTCCAGGTGTTTCCATTCCTGGCTGTTGACCAGGGATAGGAGCTTCTTGGCTAGTTCCTTGTTGAGCATTTTGATATCCTATAATTTTAGCATAAATTTCTGCTTCATCTTTAGAATTAATTATTTCATCAGGGTCTAAATCTAGAGAGTATGCTAACTCTTTTATAACTTCTGATATTCTAACGAATGGAGCAATAGATGGATTTTGAATTGTTTGTAAGAACATAGTAAGTCTTTGAGACCTAACTTCTTTTCTCATTAAAGAAGAACTACCTGTTGCTTTAATTTCAAAATCACCCATGATTGGTAAATCACCTTCATAGAATTGCATATTCCATTGGAACATAGATTCTCCTAAAGGTTTAATTAAGCTGTCATCAATATTTTTAATGACTGTTTTAATATTTAAAGATGCAGCACCCATAAGCATTGACATACCTGATGCTGTTCTAGTCATACCTGTTACTCCTGTTTGACCATGTGAGTAAGAAGGTATACCTGTTGATTCATCTGCAAGTTGTCTGAACTTATCAAACATCTGCATATTTTCATTTGCAGTATTAGGAAACTTAATTCCATAGATTGCTTGACCTGGTACACCAGCTTGTCTTTTAAAAATTTTTCCTGGATAGACTTCCATGTTTTGATTATTGACTAAAGCTGATTCATCAATATCAAAAACTAAATTACCTGCTAATGCTAAGTTATCAATTGCCATTCTTGCATGACCATTCATAATAGCTTGTGCATCATCCATATTTTCTGGAACACCTATACCAAAAAATTGATAAGGATTTACTTCATAAGAAAAAGATTGATAAGGTATTCTAAATGGAGTAAAAGGATTTTCTACAATTCTAATAATCTTTCCATTACTAAGCCACATATTAACTTGAACTTCTTCAAAATCTTCTATCTCTTCATCAATGTCTAAACCATTTTCTCTAGCAGACATTGCATCTATAGTTCCCCAATATTCTAATACTTCATATCTATTTTTTTCTAATTCACCAAATGAATTATTTTCTGTATCCATAGATGATTCCCAACTTTTCTTATCATACTTTGGACCCATTTCTAAACATTTATATATTGCTTCTTTATTAAAGAAAGGTCTATTTAATAAATCTTTAAACTGATGTCTATTTAATCTATGTCTTTGAATAACATATTCTGCTTCTTCCATAGTTCTAGCATTAGGGTCTGGGTAAAAATCCCATATGCTAACAAATTCTACTTTAGGAACTTTAACTTGTGTAGGATTATATTCTCTACCATTACCACCTTGTGAGTATTGATGTAATGTTTTATTATAAGTAAAAGGTCCTTTTATAATTCCTGTGCCTAATAAACAAGCTTCAAATATTGCACTTCGTAATGCAACATTAGCATCTGACTCATCTAGTTGGTCTTCAATTAATTTATGTAATCTTCTTGCTGCAATTTGTGCAGGTTTAATTTGTGGCATCTCAGGAACTGGAGATGGTCCTGAAGATAAATCTGCTTCTTCAAATTCTTCTTGTAGTCCACCTAAGTTAACTCCACCTAAATTATTAAATGTAGCTCCTGGTTGTAAATCATTTCCATCACCTGGATAACCTAATCCCATGTTATTATTCATGTTAGGTTCTTGAGTTGGAGTGTAATTTAAATTACCTTCTATCTGAGGTTCTATTTGGTCAACACCCATTTCTTCCTTCATAGGATTCATGTGTGCATATTCATCTATACCTTCAGGTACAACTGTCTCTTCAATTGTTAATGGAAATTTTCCTGTACCAAATAATACATCTATGATTTGTCCATAAGCTGCTAGAACTTTTGTTTTAGTAACTTTAACAAATACTCTTGACTTTTCATGTTCAGTAAAATGAATATCTTTATAATACTTCCCACGATAATTATGATAAGCT